CATAGTTAAATCAGTAAATGTCTTATCTAATTCAAATACGGTGTCCTTCATTCTTCTCATGGAATCAACAAGCGCCATGATTCCGCCAGTGATAGTTATCCATGAGGCGAATTTCTTTCCAGCTTCAGCAAAGGAATCACCAGCGGACTTTCCTAATACCCCAGCCTCGCGGGCGCTCAGTTTAAGGCTCTGGAACTGAGAATCAATTCTCTTATATTGGTCAAGCGATAGATTGGGGTTTCTAAGACTGGTGTTCATTTGGTCAATATCGGCTTTAAATAATTTCATAGCCTTGGAATTATTCTCTGCCCATGTTGAAATAGTGTTCAGTTTAGACAGTCTCTGCGACTCGCTTGCCAACTTTTGAACGGATGACAATGTTGCCTGTATTTCTTTTTGTGCATTTTTTACATCCGATTGATTAATTTTTATTGTGGTCTGTAACTGTGCCTGCTCTTGTAGTTGTTTTAAAGCATTGCTAATTTCGGTTCTTGCCTGTGCCTTATCAACTATGACCTGTATTAGCGCCCTTAATTCGTCCATACCTATCCCCTTTCTCTAAAATAAAAAAGCAGGAGAGTGGTAGTGAACCAACTTCCTACTGAAACTAATTTACATTTATTCCGTTTTTTCTTAGATTCTGTTTTAATATATTGATTAAATTTAAATTTGCCCATTCGACAAACGTCGTCCAAAAATCCTGAGTAGATGTTTGGTAGTAATCGGAACCGTGTTTTGATTCTACTCCCCACGACACGACTTGCCATGGATTAAAGCCATTTCTATAATGCATTCCCTGAATGTCTATATAAATCTCAGCGGATGTTTTAGATAGCATCTGGTACGAGGCGCTTCTTAAAAATTCTTCCGTTCTTTGATAAACATTTGGGTAGAAACCCGGATCGTTGTAATATTGCTCTTGAATACAGCGAGTTAGTTCTTCTTGAGCAATTTTTGCAGTCTCCATTATTGCCTTTTCACAAGCACTTTCTAAATAACTTTCAATGCCCACCATGGTCTTAAATGTTCTTATCGCCATTGTCATTCACCGATTTTAGAGTCCTTTTTATTTTCATTATACTGATGTATATTCTCTACCATTTTCTCAATTATTTCTTTTTTTAGAACGTCAGGTTCAAGTTCTTCTATTGGGAGATTCTTTAGATTATTATATAGTCTAACAATGAGTAGCAAAATGTCGTTTTGAGATGCAATTAAAGCGTTAAAATATGCATAAAATGTTAATTTTAACTGGATTTCCTGTGCCTTCATTTTGAAATAATTTTTAATAAATTTGATCATATATTTTCCTCCATTTTTGCATAACAAAAAAGAGCCACCGACTTTGATGACTCTCTACGTTATATCAATATTCATTTAATATGTACCTATTCCTTAACCGGAACCATAATACTCAGGGGGTGCATTTCCCATTTCGCATGTGGGTGTTTCTTTGAATACAAATCTACAATTTCGTGTACTTCCTGAAGAGTACCTTTTGTTTCATCTACATGAATTATTTTTCCTCCGGTAATTCCCATTTCTTCACAAATTATGTTATAATACATTCTTTCATTCATTGTCATCGCAATGTCCCCTTTCGCAGTCCAACATATCATCAATGTCGACACCCAAAGCATTACAAAGCTTGCACAACACCCTAATTGACGGCGTTATTGTGCCACTCTCTATTTTGCTTATAGTTGATTTTGCAACGCCAGAATCCTTTGCTAATTTCTTCATTGGAATATGGCGCTTAAGTCTTAAACTGCGCAGATTGACTTTCATATAAACACCACCTTTATTGAATATTACTAAATAGTGTTTACAATAACGAGCTTGTTATTCATATTATAACACAATTAAATGTAAAATAAATACATTTTTACTGATTGGGTTTCCTATTGGAAACCTTGTCACGAACGTTGAGTTTTTCGTCCCAAACGTATGATTAGTTGTAACTACTGGAATATAATGGAAACTATCATATAACTTTATCCTTTTCTTTTGCTTTCTTGCGTTCTTTTCTGCCCTTATTTATAACTTCTATCGGCACATATCCACCATCAATCAAAGATTTACCAATCCAAATTAAATTTAGAGTGGGGTAGCGGTATAAGAACATTTTCTTATGTAGGTTATCCATGGGTTTAACCATACCCTTTACATCTATAACCTCAAATCGCCCATCGGCATATGTAATGTCAAAATCTGAGACAAAGCAAATCTCTCTATATTTTTTCCCTTGCAACTCAAACGCAGGTTGTAATACATATTTCACCTGCCTGTCACATTTAATAATTTCACCGGATTTGATCCGCGGCAAAATCCAATCACGATAGTAGGTCATCTCAGCCTCGCTATCGAAAATTTCATGATCGTAAGTACGTTTAGAAGCATCTTTACTTACGTTGTATTTCGTTCTTGCTATAGTATCACTTCCTTTATACAATAGAAAGAGCAGATCAATTAAGACCTGCTCATAAAAATTACCAACGTATACTAGGGATAACTTGTGATAGCAACCACGTCACGATTCCACCTATAAATATCCATGTGGCTTTATCTTGAATATTATCCCATTTCTTTTTTGTTTCAACCGCCGGCCTGTTCTTTAAAGCAGTTACTTCTTCTGAAAGTTCAGATTGCCCTGACTTTACATCTTTAATATCTTCTTTCATATCAACTAATTGTTCTGCCATTTTATCTATTCCATTAGCGAGCTTTACAAGAGTTATCTGCGTATCTTGTATTTTTTCCATACCCGCTTCAACTTTATCAATTCTGTGTTCATTGGCGCGAGATCTGGAATCAACCTTCTCTAATCTGACAGCCAAATCCATATTGCTATTTTCCATTTGGTTACCTCGTAATCTTTAAAATACATCTCTATTTACTTTTTAACTTTATTCAAAAGTTCTTCTACCTCTTCAACCAGTATTTCTCCGTTTTTAATAGAATCAGTGACTTGCTGCGCAATCTGACTTGCAGTACTTACGTTTCTGTTTTTATATGTATTGTATAAAGTAGTAGCAATTAAAAACAGAATAGAGATAATTTCAGATAAATCCTTATTTTCTATTGGTAACACATTTAATCCTAACATCTGTAAAATAGCATTTACTAACGCCAGTAATAAGATAAATACATTAATTAATGCCTCTTTTGTAATGCCTTTTAAATTAATCTTACTCATATTTTCCTCCTTATAATAGGATAGGAGAGTGCTCGACTTATCCTGACTATTTTTCGCTTAACAGCACATCATCACAGGTATTTCTCACACTTTTATGCTCATTGTCTTGAGCAACCTATAGGTTATTTCAGTTCATGTTTTTTCCATAGTTCATATGCTTGTTTACTTGCCTTCTTATCAAAAGTAAACACAAGTGTATCCTTAGACCAAAACAAGTCAAGTAAAGGAACATTATTTTTAATATACATTCCCGCCTGTTTCGTATTTATAATATTTATTCCATCTTCAAGTTCATATGACTTCCCAAAAACCTCAGAGTATTCTTTTATAAAATCACCTCTAATCTATAATCGTAAAAAAATGGGATTATACAAACATCATCTAAAAATAGTGATATAAGCATAATCCCATATATTTTCGGTCTTATAATCACTATTCATTTTCATAAACATTATCCTTTTCTTCCACGGGCAATGTTTTAATCTTTTTAATTCTTGCTTCATCTTTTAATATTTCTTCAATAACAGATTTTACCTCTGGTACGAAAATACTAATTTCGGATAAATCGCACTTCTCTAAATCAGCTTTTGCGCTTTCTTTTGTTTTTGTCTTATTTGTATAATCTCTTAAAATTAAAAATATCTTATAACAATTTACGGTATCAACAATTGTACGCCACGGCATAAAACTTTTTACTTCACTGCACGTAACACACATGTGATATTTTTTACCGCATATTGAGCATGTTGCATTTAAATTTTCTTTTGACATGTTCACCTCGTTAGTAGGAGAGCGCGGTTAAGCAACTCTCCATATTTTTATTAATCCTGTGCAACAATAATATCAAACAGTTTTGCAGTACTATCACAATATGCCTTCTGTAACTTATAAGAAGCAGCATGTTTGCTGTCTGACTGTAATCCAATTGCCACGCTTGATGGGTCAATCTGCGCCCTAGGACATCTAATTATGCCAGCATATACGGTATTTGTATTACATTTATCATGGAAAATGGCATGAATTAAAAGCGTCTTTGTTTCGGGTACAGCATCGGTTGTTTTTGTAACGCTTACTGCTGTGGCAGATTTTCTTACATAGTTAACAAATACCTTTCCTGTCGTTCCACTTGGGAATGTTAATGTTTTTGTTGCTGCGTCGAGAGTAAATTTCCCAGCTGCCGCTGTCGCTGACACCTCATATGTGGTACCAAATTCATTCGCGTCACTAATTACGGTTGCGTATTTTACTTCTGCTCCAGCTGTACCTACCGGCACATAACTCAGTACTGCGGTATAAGTTCCGCTAAGTGCAATTACCTCAGATACAGGAATTTCAATTTCGCTTCCAGTATCCGCTACTGTTTTAGTTGTGCCATACTGGCTCGCCGCTAAATCCAGAGAAAACAGAGAGTTTGTAAATTCAAATGTTCCCTGTTGCGCGTTGTAAAAAGTTGTGATCGGGCTTCCCATTGCATCTACAACATCTGTTCCGGTTGCAGTAGTTGTAAGTGTAGGACTTTCAATCTGAGTGTATCTTCCAAGGATTTCACCCGTTGAAATATCATATTCCTCTACGGATCTGATTCTTTCAAGAATCAATTCATTAGGATTAAATGCCATAATTATTTTCCTCCTTTAATTTTTGACATAAAAAAAAGAAGACCTCAATCGAGTTCTCCTATCCAGTCAAGTTTCTTGTTATCTATTTTCTTTAAATCAACTCCATAAGCGAAATGTCCACTTTGGAATAATATAAAGGCATCTCTTATTTTAATAACACGACGTACAGCGTCCATAAATGCATTAATTTTCATATCCCATACATTCGAATGGTTGTATTTGAACCCTTCACAGTTAGTCATTGCTGATATAAGATTTTTGAGATACGATTGATACTTTTTGTTTTTATTTATGTTATATTCATCTCTAGCATCTTCAATTAAAATCATTTTCGTTGACGTAGTTCCTGGAACTTCATCATTTCTTTTGGTTTTATGAATTTCTCTCAAAGTAGATACAATCATGGTATAAACATATTCATTAATAATTATTTCGCTATCTTTATCATATAGCACCATCTCTGAAACACCATTCTTTGTTTGTTCATATATCTTAAACCTGCTAAAATCTAAATTCCCAAACACAAGGCTAGTGTCGCTATCTGACAGATTTTTTATCAGTAAATTATAAAACAACTCATAATCCGTAATTTTAGTATAATCAATTCCAGCGTCCCACAATTGCCATTTCATATCAGCGCCAACAGCTGTAATATTATGAATCATTGAGAAATACTTCTTTTCCCCAAAATCACAAATTTCACCTAAAGTTGGTTGGTGAATAGTTATTCCCGGAACAATTGTAATATCTGAACCCCTATAAATCTGCAACTCGTCTAGTCCAAGTAAATTATCCATATTAATTTACCCCGCAAAACGAATTATTCACATCTACGTTTTCATATATTATTTTTCTAAACATAAAGTCATCATTATAGACACCCTCGATATTTGACATGAGTTTCCATACACCAATGGCACCATATCCGGATTGTCCATTGAATTTTTGATCTAGTAGTTTTGAGATATAATCATTTCGATTGTCTGTTATTCCTGGAAATTCACCCTTCCTTAACTCAATATGTTCATTATGAGAATAGATCCATATTTCGAGAGTAGGAGTCACATAAGTTCCATTTCTATCCCTCGCTTTTGTATGAACCATCACCGTTATAAAGGTAATACTTTTTGTTATCAATTTTGGATTCTTGTTATACCTAAAAATATGCGTGCCGATATAATCGCTTGGAGTATCGTAGTCTGGTGAGTCAATGGCTAAAATAATTGTCTCATCGTCAATCATTGCATTGATTATATTGTCTTTTACTTCTGTTACAACAGAACTATTTGCCACAAACCCACCTCCTTATCCATATATTGAAGTAATTAAAATTGTCATTTCAATTGGTTCCGCTGAGTCATCAGTTGCTTCCAATTTCAGTTTGAAAGTTTTGTCTATCAGACTTGTGTCCATTATGACTATTTTAATATAGCTTGGGTATTCAGTTGCCGTAATATTATCCATAAAATCAGCCGTAATTGTCCATTTCGGTGTGAGAGTAGTAACCACATTTCCGTCAGCATCTTTGAATACCGCCGTAAAATTACGTCCAAACTTTGAACCCGCCGCGACCTCTGGCTGGGTATATGAGATTGAAGCGATGTATGTTTTTGTCGTAGTCTCTGGATCTGGTGGAGTAGTAGGAGAGATGTAGTTACATAACATAAGATCAGGTCTATCAACTTCTGGGATAGTAGCCGTCTCTGTCACAATGAACTCCAGATATCCGTGGCCATTTTTTACATACTGCGTAGTGTTTGCAAGAGTTATCTCATATGGAGTTGGATTTTCAGTGTTATTATCTATGTAGAATCTCTTTCCAACACGTAATTTTATGGTTTCCGAATCATATGGTATAAGTATTTTTGACTGACTCTTGCCAATTTGAATAACCTTATTTTCATCTATGCCAACAGTAGATATTCTGCTTTCTACACAATCTCGCTCAATAATTGTTCCTGATGCGTTTTGCCATTTTAGAAGATAGTTACACCTGCTCATTCTTGTAGATAAATAAGCTTCGTCAATATTTATTACATTCGTATCAATCAACCACTTTGAATCATCAAATGTAACATAATCTCCATGGTTTACAGTCATTGTTAATGGGCAGCATATTTTCCTTAAATCCTCAAACTGTTTAAGCGGATTAGATGAAGTCTGCACTAAACACCAGTCTGTAGTGTTGTTGATCGTTAATTGTTTTCCTTCTGCACTATACTGTCTTCGAATGTCAAAATTCTCTTTTACCTCGTTTATAGTTTCCGTTTTGTTATAGAATCTATTTGATATCTCATCATCTGGAATTTTCCATTCACTCCTGAGATTCATTTAATCACCTCGCTAACCATGCTAGGCAATCGTTTAATGAAGTTTGAAATATCAAGGATTTCGTGCCTAATATCCTGATGCGAATTCATATCTGTATCAAATTCTTTTTCGATCAACGCCATCAAGTAATTAATTTTCTGATATTCTTTCATACATAGATCATCAAAATTTATTTCACATTGAGGTGTTTTGATTAAAATTTTACTCATATAACACCTACCTTTCTTCTGAATAATCTGGGAAGTCCATCAGAAACTTATCAATCTCATTATCCCAATATTGCAAAGACTGAGAAATTGTCTCGAATTGCTCCTTATTGGTTGGAATTTTGTTAAATGCTTGTGTTCCAAGATATTGTTTTCTACCTGAAATTAAAGCAAATGACTGAACAAAGTATTCTTTGACCATATACATTGATAGCAACTCGATTGTAGCTTCACTGACAATTGTACTAAAATTACCAGATTTTGATGTTTCGTCGTATGTATATGATAAATCGTCATATGTCTTTCTCAAACATTTAACAATGGCGGATTTAAAAAACTGAAATATTTGTGATTCTTTTCCAGTAAAATCAACCGATGGTAGTTTGATGAAAAAGGCATCAAATACTGCTTGTAAATCAGTCATATTTCACCGCCTTTCTAAAATGTCAATCCTGTATATTCCTCTAAGAATTTAATCTTGTTATACGAATCGCATTTAATTTTTCTTGCATAAGCTATGATGATATCTTTTTCGTGAGACATTACAACCTTTTCTTTGACATGTTTCTGAAAGGCTGCGTCTTGTTTTAAATCAAATATTTTCTGGCATTCTTCATCGTTTAAAACAAACTGTTTCTTCTTTTTTTCTGGATCGTCAAAACCAACATATTCTCTATATTCTGGATTGTCCACCCATATTCTTGCGTGATCTCCATTCTCTGTGCCATAAAACATAATGTTCTGATTGTCTGCAAGAGAAACAAGTTCCGCATTATTTAATGTAGTGCTCTGCCTCGCTCCGAGTAAAATATCAGAGTTTGAATTTGGTAGAGTAAATGACACACTCCAATTGCATAAATTTACCACCTTTGATCTTTTATCCATATCTAAAGCCATTTTATTTTCCTCCATATTAACCTTTTTGTTCTTTAGGATAGAAAAGTATTTAAACGATTCTATCCTAAAAATAAGCATAAAAATAACAGCGAACTAAGCTGTTTAATGATTATAACTATTTAGTTACAGAATAATTACTATCAGAAATAAGACCGATATTATGTGAATACTGCTCAATAAATGCAGTACCAAATTCCATATCGTATCTTACAACATTTGCTCTAAGGGCAATATCCTGACCTGCCATAGACTGTAATCCACCCTTGATACCAATCTTAAGAGGAGACAT